CAACGAATTCCGCAGTAAACGATAAAACATGACAAAACTATCAAACATCCTTGGCGAAAAATACCAAGCCAAACGCACAAACATTTTCACCCGTTCTTTTGAATTGGGTGGTCATACGTTTAAGGTCAGGATTCCGTTTGTTGCGGAAGCCGATCAAATTTATCAAAAGGTCAATAACCCTGATGAAGCTCACATCGAGCGCATTTATAAAGAATTGTCCGAACCTTTGTTGGCATTAAAAGATCAAGAAATCAGCGATTCAGAAATTGAGTTTACGCAAACCGATATTTTGGTTAAAGGTCGGTCTATGCGGGAAGCAGCAAAAAATAAAGCCATGACCGAAAACCGGGTGGTGGAATATATTAAGCTGTTGATTCCTGAGCAACCAGATATGAACCTTGATGATTTGACCTATGAGGAAGTAGAAGCTGAGTTTCCTTGGACGGTACAAATTGCTTTGATTGAAAAGATTTCAGAAGCCATCAGCCCAGGCTACAAGGAAACACGGGGAAACTAATTGGCTCATTAAGGACGCAAGTTGAATGCGCCATGATCTTTAATGGGCATACTCATGATTCGCTGGCGCAGCTAGATGAGATGACGATGGCACAGATTCAGGCCATGTATGCTGATGGCGTCATAGGTAGCCAAGGGCTTATGACGATCTTAGGCCAGCTTACTGCGGGGGTCTTTAACTATATGCGCCCTGCAAATGCACCTGATTACAAGCTATCCAGAATTTTGGGGCCAGCGTATGATTACATATCGCCACCACAAAGCCCTGAGCAGCAGCAGGAGGCGGCTAACAATGCGCTCAAAACTTACATGATGATGGCCCCTGGATTCTCGCAAGATCGGTTTAAATCATGACAAACTTTGTCGGCAGGCTTGGCGTTACTCTTGGTCTAGACAGCGCGGAATTTTCTCGCGGGGTTGATGGGGCAATAAACAAGCTAGATAAATTTGCATCACAAGCAAAAAATTACATACCGATAGTAACGGCAAGTTTTGCTGCTGCTACTGCGGCTGCTTTGCAATATGCAGATGAATTGTCAGACGTTGCCAAAGCAAATGACGTAGCAATTTCATCTGTTATACAGCTACGCAATGCATTAGCAAATAGTGGCGGTGAAGCTGGCAATGCAAGCAAATTTTTAGCAAGTTTCACACAATACATTGATAAAGCCGCTGAGGGGTCTTTTGAGGCACAAAAAGCGCTCAAATCAATGGGCATTTCTTTAGAAGATATAAAAACGCTGAGCATGGATCAATTGTTCAGAAAGGCTGCTCAAGGTCTTTCTGATATGGATGATGCAATTTCTAGAAATGCCAAAGGGATGGAGCTTTTCGGCAAAGCATCTAAAGGCGTTGATCTGGTTGGCTTTAATAGTGAATTAAACAAAGTATCAAAATTATCTGCAGACCATGAAAAGGGAATTAAAGCGGCAGCAGATGCATATGATTTGCTTGCTGAAAGAAGCCGCAATTCCATGCAAACGCTGGCGGCACTAGTTGGGCCAACAATAAAATCTGCTATTGAATGGTTCGATAAATTAACAGTCGCAATTAAAAAAAGCGGCGATGAATATTTAGAAACGGCAAAAAAATATGAAAAATTAGCAGCAATTTTGCCTGGCGCAAGATTATTAATTGTAGGTTTACCGCAGCCTGGCTCAAAAGGCCCAGTCTCTGAGGCAGAGATGGAAGCGCAAGCGGCAATGATGGCTAACATAGGCGGCAACCCACAACGAAGGGTTGGCGTAGCAGGTATTAATAAAGAAGCTGAAGCAGCCGCCAAAAAAGAACAAGAAACCCGGCTAAGGGTTATGCGATTGCGCGAGCAAGACAGGCAGCGCCAGATTAAAGAAGCCGAGGAGCTATACGAGTATCAAAGAAAAGGGCGTGAGGCTGAGGAGGAAGCTGAAAAGAAAAGGCAAAAACAGCTACAAGATGCTGAGTTTGCAAGGCAAGAGCAAAGGGACGCCGATCTGCGAGCGCAATTTGATCTTGATGATTTGAGGCAAAAAGCGGATATTGATTTACAAAACAGGCAAGCCCAAGAAATGAAAAGCATTGATCGGCAAAAGATCATGCTTGATCTTGCGGATAAAGGCTTGCTAATGAAAGCAAGAGAATATCAATTTGCCCAAGAGATATTGCAAGCTCAGTTTCGATATGAAGATGCGGCAAAGCAAATCCGAGAAGATCAAACATTGACAGATGCCGCAAAAGAAGCGGCAATGATTCGGTTAAAAAATTTAACTGAAGCTGAATTTGATTTGGCAAAACAACGATTGGCGCTTGCTGAGAAGATGCAAAACGCAACCTTTAATCAAGGCTTTTTTGCAGCAATGATTCAATCAGCCCAAAATGCCACATCGGCGTTTGACTATGGGCGGCAGGCGTTTGATTCAATGATGGGCAATATGTCCAATGCTTTGACGCAATTTGTACGCACCGGCAAACTGTCATTCAAGGATTTGGCTAGAAGCATCATCAGCGATCTAATTGCTATTCAGCTTAGGGCGCAGGCTACGGCGCTGTTTTCTCGATTGATTGGCGGGATGATGACAGGCCCGACAGTAGGCCCAGGCATGGCGGCGCAAGCGTTGCCATCTTCATTTAACCAATTCCTAGCAGCAAGGGCAGAAGGTGGCCCTGTTTCGGGCGGTTCCCCTTATCTTGTGGGTGAGCGCGGCCCTGAGTTGTTTGTGCCCAATCGCAGCGGCGCAATCGTGCCGACACATCAACTTGCCGGTGTGATGGGTGGCGGTCAGACAATCAACTACAACGGCCCTTTTATTCAGCAGATGAGCGCTATTGATACACAATCAGGTGTTCAGTTTTTGGCGCAAAATAAACAGGCTATATGGGCTGCAAATCAAAGCGCCCAGCGGTCTTTACCTGTGAGCAGATGATATGAGCTTACAAACAATCCTGACCATCTGCGAATCGGTTGGCATCAACGATCAGCGGTTTGTGGGTCAAACCCTAAGCCGCAATCAAAAGTTGGTCACATCGGAAATTCTTACTGTGGTGCCATTTCAGTTTGAACTGCGCCCAATGAACTACCTTCTTTATTCGCAGAACAGAACGACCTTAAATAGCCTGCGAATTCCTGATAAATCATTGCAGCAATATCTCAATTTTGGTCAAACCGGCTGGCTAAACTACGTCAAATATCAGGGCGAGATGACCAGCACCCAAATCGGAAATTGTTTGTGGACAACAGCAAGCGCAAATAAAACCTTGGTGCTTGGAGCATTGCCAGCGATTAGCTCAACAGCATATTTGTTTCGGGTTGGCGATTTTGTACAGGTTGGCTTGTACTCATACATTGTTACGGCTGATGTACAGCGCGGCTCAGGGAGTACCGTAAACGTGCCAGTGCATCGCAATTTGCTGGTTGCATTGACAAGCAATGTATCTTGCGTAGCTGGCGAGTTTGGCACGACTGTCGCAATGGGCGGCACAACATACACAGGTGTTACCTTTCCCGTAGTGCTGCGCGAATATCCTACCTACAATCTTGTACCAATAACCAATGATTCGTTCATCAATTGGTCGGGTTCGTTTAAAGCCTTGGAGCAGGTGCTGTGAATGTAATTGCCCCAGTTGAAGGCACTAGCAATATTCGTATTGCGGATTTCCTGCGGATCACCACCGTAGGGGCTACTTACTTGATGACCACCGCACCTGCAAACCTGACCGTTGCAGCGGTGGATGCAAGCCCATTCCAATCCGTTGGGACATTGCTCGCAATTGGGCAGGTTCAGCGCGACATTAAGTCAACGGCTAATGACACCACCGTAACGCTGACGGGTATTGATACGGCTATGCTTGGGTATGTTCTAGGGCAGAACATCAAAGGCTCAAACATTGAGCTATGGCACGGATTTTTTGACACCAACGGGACATTGATTACAAGCGGCGGATCTGGTGGCTTGTACAAATACTTTACCGGCATCATCACTTCTTTTTCTATTGGCGAACAATGGATGGAAGAAGCCAGGATGTATGTCGGCACCATTAGCGTATCGGCATCTGCAATTCAGCTAATCTTGCAAAATCGGATTGCAGGCCGGTACACCAACAATTCAAGCTGGCAGTTTTACAACAGCACAGACACCAGCATGAACAGGGTTCCATACATTCAAACAATCAATTATCAATTTGGAAAAGATGCGCCCCCTAATTCGTAATGCATCGCCATTTGATATTGAGCAAATCCTAGACAGGTTGCGGGATTACCGTTCCCATATGCCTTATGGGTTTTTGGCTGATGCAAATGATTCGGAACACGTTAAAACGCTGCTGACGCATCTAATGGTTGGGCAAGGGGTAGTGCTAGTGGCTGACCATGAAAGCCGCATCGTGGGCGTTTTAATCGCTGGCGTGATGCCTTCTATCTGGTCGCCTAAGCATTTGATGCTGACGGAATTTGCGTATTGGGTAGATGAGGAAGCCAGAGGCGGCACAACTGGCTACAGGCTTTTGCGCCAATATTTAGATGAAGCGATTAAGATGCGGGAAGCTGGCAGGATTGCTAACTGCTTTATTAGCAAAATGGTCAACAGCCCTGATTTGAAATATGACCGTTTCGGCTTTAAAAAACTTGAAGAATTCTGGGTGATGTAATGCCAGGAACTATTATTGTTGCTTATGTAACTGGCACGGCGGCGGCGGCTTTTACCGTCGGAATGACGATGGCCGCATTTGCAATCAATATGGTGGCATCTGCAATCATCAGCAAAGCCTTTGCTCCCAAAGGTTTTGGCATCACTGATGCAACATCAAATGCTAATGTTGGCAATCCGGTTCAATTGCCGCCAGGAGGTGACAACAAAGTTCCGGTGGTTTATGGCACAGCATATTTAGGCGGCATCATTACTGACCTAAGTATTACATCCAACAATCAACGGATGTATTACGTCATGACGCTATGCGAAGTGACAAATACGGAGCCAGGACAAACACCGGACAACATTAGTTTTGGGTATATCTATTGGGGCGGCAAACGTTGCATCTTTGATGGTGTAGATCAATATAAAGTTATTGGCCTGCTAGACGAATCAACAAGCGTTACCGACTACACCGTTTCCGGTAAGTTAAACATTTATCTGTTTCGCAATGGCTCATCATCTGGGGTCAACACTGCTCAGACGGCTATCCAGATTATGAGCAATGGGGATTTGGTGTATCAATGGGATGCAACCAAGCTAATGACCAACGTGGCGTTTGCTATCGTCGAAATTACCTACAGCCAAACGGCCAATCTAACCGGCATTCAGCAAACTAGA